GCTCCGCCTGATGTGTCACAAAAATATCCTTCACCTGCTACAGCTGTAAATCCTGATGTCTTAACTGCTTGCCAAGATGTTCCACCAGAGTTATCTGTAAATGATAAATTTCCAGAACCATCTGTAACTAAAATTTGATCTGCTGTACCAGTTGCTGTTGGTAAAGTTAATGTGTATGAAGCTGGAACTGTTCCTGGTGCTTTTAATCCAACATATTCTCCACCAGTTGTATCACCTAATCTTAATGCACCTGTTGCACCAAGAGTAACGTTTGTTCCATCCCAAACTAAATTAGCAGAACCACCAAATGCAGTTCCACCAGAGTTAAATTGAATTTGTGTATCAGAACCACCTGGAGGTGATGCTAATGTAATTTCATTAATGTTTGTTCCATCAGAAAATAAAAATTTATATCCTGTTGAAGTAAAGTTAACACCTGTTCCAGATACTGTTTTAAAAGTTACTGTTTGTGAACCTGTTGTAGCATTTTCTACAATGTATAATTTTTCTACTGAATCAGGAACCGTAACAGTTGATGTACCTGTTAATGCACCAGTTAATTTAATAACCATGTGTCTAGCAACAGATGTGCTAGTTGATCCGTCTGTAATTGTTAATGCTGTTGTACCGCTATCAGTTACTGCTTGAGCAACATAACCTGCAACGGCTTGTTGAATAATATCTAAATTTGTATTTGTCTTAGTACCCCAGGTCCCAGCGTTTTCGCCAGTGGCCATTAATTCTATACCAAGCTCATTATATGTTGATGCCATAAATCTCCTATGCTGCTACATCGTTATAACTCGTATTTGATCCAGTTGCAACATTCGAATATGAAGTATTCGAACCCGTTGAGACGCCACTATATGATGTATTTGAACCTGTGTCAACATCTTGATAGTGTATAATAAATGGATTTGTAAGGCTAACTGTAGCAGATAAACCTGTTAGTCCAATTACCTGATCATCTATACTTACTGAACCTATATTAGTTGTAGCTGATAATCCTGTTAATCCAATAACATCATCAACCTGAACAGAACCAATACTAGATGTAGCTAATAAACCTGTTAATGGAACATCAGCATTTGCTGTAACTGTTTCAGAACCTAAACTAACTGTAGCAGATAAACCTATTAAAGATACATCTTCATTTGGAGCTATTGCAGTACCTTGAGATACTGTAGCTTCGATTCCAGTAACCGCAACAACTACTCCTGATTCAATTACAGATGTTCCTAAAGAAACAGTAGCTGAAATACCAGAAATTAATACTGTTTCATTTGGTAATACAACTGTTCCTAAAGAAGTTGTAGCTTCTAAACCTGTAGGAGCAACATCTGCATTTCCTAATGTTGTTATTGTTCCTAATGCTGAAGTAGATTCTAAACCTGTTAATTCAAAATTAGAATCTGCTGTTGTTGTAGTTGTACCTAAAGATGAAGTTGCTTCAATTCCTGTAATTGCAATATCTGCAGTTCCAGATAATGTGACAGTACCAATACTAAATGTAGATTCAATTCCTGTAGGTAATACATCTGCGTTTGCAAATGTTAAAATAGTTCCTAATGCTGTAGATGATTCGATACCAGAAACATTGACAACGATATTATTTGTACCGCCCCAAACTTCTGAGCCCCAAGTAAATCTTCCCCAACCTGTGTCGTAAGTATCTGAGTCTCCCCAATCAGCTTGACCCCAATTAACGTGGCCCCAGCCTTGTAAAATATTTTGATCAACCGATCCGCCAACATTCCAAGTGCCTTCACCCCAATTAATTCTTGAAGCGTTCCAAACAGTTGGATTAACGATGGCCTGTAGACCCGTTACGTTTACTGTAACGTCAGCCATGTCTTACCTCCTATGCTATTCTGATAATTGCGTTAGATGCGTCTGCTGTTGGGAATTGAATTGTGAAAGTTCCGTTAGTTGCAGTTTTATCGCCACCAAATGCGATTGCACAAACAGCTTTGTCTGATTTTGAAGAATTGTAAATCAATGCACCGTTTGCAGTGAAAGTTGCAGATGACCATGAAGTGTCAGCAAAATCGCAAAATGCAGTTGTTCCAGAAGTTGTTGGTGTTACACTTGTTAAAGTATTTCCACCAGCTGAATAAGCTGAACCTGCATCATTTGTAATTTCATTTGTTACTGAATAAGCAGTTGTAGCTGCACCTAAAGTTGCTGAACTTGTGTAAAGTGCAATTTTAAAAGTATCACCTGTAGACGCAGTAAAGTCGTGCGTACCAACTAAAATTTCTTGTTTGAAACTTGTACATATTGCCGAACTAATTGCCATAAATAACTCCTATTAAGGTGATGGAGACGGAATAGGAATTCTAACCGTACCATCAGTGTAGTCGTCTCTTTTACGTCTACCTAATTGTTCAGAAGCGAACTTCTGTACTTCTTCTTTATACTTATTTTCATAAAGTGTCAACATATCCATTGGACCTTTTAAATATCCATAAGCTTCTACTAAACAAGCATAAAGTAAGCCATTTCCAAAGTATTGACTTATGTAAGTTGTAGTATTTCCACTAGATAAACCATCAGGAATTGCTTCATAATGTATCTTAAAAACATAAGTATTATCAGGTACAGGAGCTAAATATAATCTTCCTGAAGTAGTATCAGTTACACCTGTTGCTCCTCCAAACATAGCATAATATTTTGGCATACCTGTAGAAGTTTCTGCAGGAATATATTCTTGTAAATAACTTTCGTCCTTCTTTTCTAACCATTGATTTGATCCTGTTGATAAAGAAGTCGAATCATAAACTTGTACACCTTTAACAAATAAAGTTTTAGCTGGTACGTTAATTGTACTTTGACCTGTAACTAAATTACCTATTGATTGTTTTTTATATGCATCAATGGGTACATCTCTTAAAATTCTAAGTTCAGAGTTTTCAATAAATTGATCTGTAATTGTAGAAGTTAAAACATTACTATCTACTTCTGTGTAGTTTTGAATTGCTGTTGTTAATGTTGCGTATGTAAATCCTGCCATTAGCTACTAATAGTGATTGGTCCAACTGAACAACCACTTCCTCCTCCTGCTACATTTCCTAGTGTAGCTGTATCTGTGTTTACAGTAAAGTAAAAATAATTTTCTATTGCATAATCAGAACTAACTCTACCACCATCTTTATACAATCCTGTAGTAATAGCATACCCTGAAGAATATGCAATGTTTGAACCTGTTATACCATCAAAACTTTGAGGATCATTATAAGCTGCTGTTGCAGTTGTTGCTCCTCTAAATCTATATGTACTACCATTTGTTAAACCGTGACCAGGAGCAAAAATATTTATAATACCTGATCCAGCTTGATATGTTGTAAATGGATTATCTGGTAATAAAACAGTAACAGGTGGTTCTGTTCTATCTGGTCTTGCTTGTTGTAATCCTTGTGGATCAGCACCGTGTGGTTTTGGTTCTAATTGTGGTTGCTTTGGTTCATATTCAGAAAAATGAACTTTTAAACCATTCCATTCTGTAACCATTTCTTTATATGGAAATGCTTGACCAGAACGATCTGATATAAATTGTGCATATTTTCCTCTTGCAAATTTAGACATTTGGATAGTAAGCCTTTGGTGTTATGATTGAACTTGATGGTGATCCATCTTCAGCTAAAGCTCTAGCTAATTCATCTTCATAAAATAATTTTAATTGTTGTGTTAATTCAGGCTTAAACTTTTGTGATAAATAAAATGCTAATCCAGATGCCATACAAGGAACAAATCTAAAAGGTAAATCTGTTGCATTTGTGTAGTTTCCAACATCTTGAATTCTTTTAATGTAGTAAAAATTTACAAAGTTGCCTGCTTCAGTGGACCCTGGTGTTTGATACAAAGTCATCGTAATTTTGTCCACGAACCTTTGAACAAAATATTGTGAAGGTACACCTTCTGAAGTTTTATTTGGAATAGCTTGATAAGTTGATCTATCAATTTTTGTAAGTGAAGTATCTACCGAAGAAGCATTTCTATAAACAGCTTCTAAAATATCTGATACACCATAAATTGCAGTTGCATCAGAAGTACCATCAGAAGTTGATCTGTAAGTTGTATAAGTTGCTTGACCATCCACTAATGTAAAAGATGAGTTTCCTACTTCCCAATAATGAAGACCTCTGTTTCCCCATTCTTGAAACATAATATTTAAACTACGTCTGGCAATTCTCATTTGATTACCAGCAGTAGGTTGCATACCAATTCTTTCGTATGCTTCTTCTATGATTTCATCAATAGAAAAATTTTTATCGAAAGTATATGTTCCAGAAGTAGTATTAGCCATTTAAGCCTCCTACGCTGTTAAACTTGGTCCAGAATATTTATCTGTCAATAATGTATAAGCAGCAACATTAGTTTTAGTTTTACAATAAATTCCTTTTGGAAATAAAATTCCATCTTCAGGAAATGAAAAATTAATTACATCTCCACTTGGAACATCTCCAATAAATAAAGTTGTACCTGAATTAGAAGTTGTAGTTAATTCTAAAACTCCTGCTCCTACTGCATCAGAAGCAATTATAATACCTCTTAATCTAACTGGTGCAGCAATAATTGCTGTTGCACCTGCAGCTGCTGTTGATCTTGTTGCTTGTATATCGCCTTTACTTGCCATGTTATTCTCCTAAATTTTAGGAGCTCCCGAAGGAGCTCCATAATTAATTATTAGCTAGCGTCTGAAGAACTTGCTACGCCGATGAATTTCATCACGATTGTAGCACCAGTTGCTCCTGGATCACCGCCTAATACAACTTCAACTTCATCAGGAGTTGCAGTAGAAGCAGTAGTTGCTCCGCCTGACATTCCTAATACACCGTTGCAAGGAAAGAATCCTTTGAAACCAGTTGAGTTAACAGCTGCTGTGATTCCATCTACGAAACCATCTGTGTCTGCATCTGTTCCAATATCAACCAAGTTAACAGCGTTTGTTGCTGCAGTAGTTACAGCAATAGTCACTCCCATTGGAATGAAGTTTGCTGGAATACCGATTGCTGATTCTTTTCCTGTTGTCTGACCATTAGCAACAGTTACTGTTGCTGTGTATTCAGAAAAAGTCATTGTATTTGTTACAGCACCAGTTGTAGAATTTTTAACGATTGTTTGAAAACCGTTTTCCGATCTTACTGGTCCTGAAAATGTAGTATTTGCCATATTATTATCCTCCAAGTTATTTCTACATAGTCTCTTGGCCGTCGACTATACTCGTCTATGCAGAATTTAATTGTATAGTAATGATTTTATATAGTAGATTTTAATGAAGTGCAAGAGAGTTTGTAGTGGAGTTGACGTTTTCCAGCGGTTTAGTAGCGTTTAATTAAGTAGCTACTGATACTTGTGGTGCAGCATCTTCAATTTTATTCATCAAACTAGCTTGTTTTGCTTCTGCTAATTTAATGTGGTTGATAACTTCTCTAATTTTGTTATCAATCCTCACCATATCAAGAGTATATCTACCCTCGTCGTTATAGTGCTGCTCCCATTTCAGTTCTAGAGTCCTTTTCTGTTTGTAAAGGTTCTGAACGTGTGTTTGCATCATTAACCTCCTCATAGGTTATCCAAGTTTTACTTTTATTGTAAAATCCACTTGTTTCCCATACTATATCAGATTGTCCTAGTTTGTCAACTATTGCATCATTTAACGCTTCCTCGCTGTCTACGCAAGTCACATTAAACTTTGTGAAGTATCCTCTAGATCTAATTTGTACAGTAAATGTTTTCATGAGTTCTTTCTTATAGCATAAAAAAAGGGGGCCCGAAAGCCCCCTTTTAAATGAAAGTTGTGTATTAATTACGCACCTTCAACGCCGAAGATACCTCTAGGGTCTGATACTCCAAATGAGTATCTTTCTCTAGCTTTGTATCTAACGTTTCCAGTATCGAAATCACCTTCCATTGCAGTATTTAACGCTGCTCTTTGGAACATTTTCATTCCATTAGGCACGTCAGTGATAATGTAGAAAGAATCCGTGTCAGTTAAGTAGTTATTAACTCTGTAACCTTGAGGGATCATTCCCATAGACGCAATAGCGTTTATGTCATTATCAGCTGTACCAGTTCTGCCTTGAGACTTCATAAGTCTTTCAGCTGTGAATTGGTTTTCAGAAGGAATAATCATTTTTACTCCTCTAGCTGCAATTTTGAGACCTCTTTCATCAGTCATAGCCGCAATGTCGATTAGGGCTTGTTCTAATGAAGTTTCGTTAAGATCTGCCTGCGTAGTTAAGGTATTTTTGAAAGTACCTGCTATCGTAGGGTGTGACGTGCTGAAAAGTGCAACACCGTCTCCAGATTTGAATGTGCCTACTGAAGGTAGACCATTGTTCAATGGAGCCGCTGCTTTTACTTGTTTAGCATTCGCCATAGATCTTGCTAATGCTTTTGTGTATCTAGAAGCAAGTCTGTCGTAGAGATTATCTTCGATAGCTTCTTCAGTGATAGCAAACGCAAGAGCGATTGTCTCGTGAGTGTATCTCGCAGTAAAAGTTTCTTGTGCAGAATCAAATGATATACCTTGACCTTCACCTTTTACTTGTGCGTTAGCGAATCCAGATAACATAACTTCCTCTTCGAAAGCTCTGTCGCTAGATTCTGTTGTATAAATTTCAGCATGCTGATTTTCATACCTTTTGTATTCCAGACCAAATAGTGCATTTAGGCCTGGCTCTAGTTCTTTAACTAGTTGTGATCGTGATATTGCCATAGTCTATATACTCCTATTATGATTGTAGTTCTAACAAGTTAGCAACAACAATTACAGATCTGTAAGCAGCAGTAGCATCATCATTTTCAGGATCCTCTGCTGATCTTAATAATCTATATTGTTTGTCGTCTGCGCCAGTCGTACCAATGTCCAAAGTTGCTGTTGATTTACCAGTGTTGGTATCTCCAGCAGAAGCATTCATATCGAATGTTTCTAAGAACACAGCTTGAGCTGCAGCAGCGTCAGTGCCTACAATGTAGTTCTGGAATGGATCATCATTTACGAACGCTGTGATGTCTTCACTGTTTGCTGGTGTGATTGAACCTGCGTAGTAGTTTGCCCAAGTCGGCTTCAATGTAGTAGCCGCATTGTAAAATACTCCGTTAAGTACACCAACTACAGGAGCAGCTGAACCTTGTCCTTCGACAATGTATCCAGCAGCACTTTTGACAGCACCACCGTTATAAATAGCTGTGCCGTAGCCAGCATCTATAAAGTATTTTGATTGACCAGAGATAGCAGGAGTATTTCCTAATCTATCACCAGGGATCAAACCAAAACCTTTTGTGTTTTTGTTTGCCATAGTTTCTCCTATTCCATGTTGTTAACGTTAATTCGATGATAGGGATTAACCCGAGAAATAACTAAAAAATTATTTCTTTGTACCACCGAAGGTTACACGGGACTGTCTATCAATATTGATAGGCATCCTGTTGTCTTGCTCCTTCATAAGATCGTTGTTTATTGCTTCGTCCATACCTTCGGCTTTTGACCTCATGTAATCTTGACGTTGCTGCGCAATCTCTTCTGGAACCTTTGCAAGCAAAAGGCCGCCAACCCCAACCACTCCCTTGTATTTGCCGTCTTCGACGACAGGATAGTCAGATGCATTTTCGATTTCCTCGGCTCTAACAAGTTCATAACCTTGTCTGATCCGACCTTGGATGTTTTTAACATCCTGAAATCCAACGCTCTCTGCTCTAATCCATCTATACCTGAATCCATCAGGTGCAGGGGGTGCAT